CTGGTCAACAAGTCGGCCAAGCCGACTAGAGCAGACGAAGTGCCTGTTTTAATTGCAAATGCAGTAAATGCCGCTTACGACAAATATGATCCTACCGGCGATTCTACTTGGGCGTATGCCCAAGATATCGACCAGAATTCTGTCATTTTCTCGATGGTGGCTAACGGGCAAACAGAATACTTCAAACAAAATTATGAAATTGAAAATGAATCAGTTAAACTAATAGGAGAAAAGGTCAAGGTGACCCGCAAGGTATCCTATTCCGTTCAGAACCAAAAAGAGAAGATGGAAACACAAGAAACCCCAGCCGCTCCAGCGGCACCTGTCGCAGAAGCCAAGCCGGTGAAGCTAGTGTGCAATTCGGTTGCAGAGCTACTTGAACATGCCGCACCTTCCGTTAAGATCCAAATCGATGATGCAATAGCAGTAGTCGCGAAGAGTCGCGAAGAACTGATTAACAAGATCATCGCCAACAGCAAGGACACTTTCACTTCCGACGAACTCGCATCTTTGCCTACAGCACAGTTGCAAAAGTTCGCAAGTGTTATCAGTTCTGCCGTAGCTCCAGCCGCTCCTGCTAAAGCACCTGTCTATGCAGGTGAAGCATTTGTCGGCAACCAAGCTGCTCCGGCCAAGGTCGAAGTAAGCCCCCTTGTTCCACTCTCCACATTCTAATTTCCAGAACCAGAGGAATTTGATACTACTATGGCATTAGCATCAGCAAACACAATTTTGAAGGATTCGTTCGGTCTGGATGTTCCTGACGTAGAACGACCTATCAGCGCCGGAACGACAACCGCTCCGCTCAAGCCGGGCAATCTTGTCCGAGTTTTGTCGAACGGGTCGTATGATCTCCAAAACACAGCAATCGGCCAAGCGGCTACGATTTTGTTGTGTGAAGACAAGTTCCAAGGCGACCACACAACCGGCGGCGGTGTAGATCGAATCTACGCATCCGGAGCACGAGCGAGAGCAGTGCATCCAATGCCCGGTATGCTCGGTTACGTCCGAGTACCTACATCCCAGACTGTGAGCGTAGGTAGTGAAATGATGTACAACAACGCAGGTCAGTTGGTCGTAGCCAGCGGTTCTCCGTTGAAGATCGTAGCTATCTCGGAAGAAGCGATCACAACCACAGCCGAAGACCTCGTACTCGTTCGCTTCGCGTAACCCACAATCAAGAAAGAACCAAAAACAAGAATCATGGAAACACAAGTTCAAGTTGATAGCGGATTCTCGGCAACGGACAACGGCTTGATTGCCAACGGTTCCGTCGCACAGAGACTCCTTTCCACAGGCGGTAACTACGACTCCCTTCGCCCATACGTTGGCGAAGACGGAAAGTCATACATTTCCGTGCATAACGGAAAGTACGACAGCAACGGCAAGCCGTTGTACGAAGCAAAGTTCATCGGCAACCATGGTGCGGTTCTCTCAAAGAACGAATGGCAATACCTCGATGCCGCCGTTGTTCGCGTAGCGAAGCCTCGGTTGCAGTTGGTAAACTCTATGCGTGCCGCTGGGATGACTGAATCTTTCGCGAACGCATACAACTTCGGCGTATATCAATACGAACGAGTAAGCGACATCGACCAAGCGTCGGTTTCGATGAGTCCAAAGAGCCGTGCGACGATTGATCGTCCTACGACCGATATCGTCAACTTGCCTTTGCCTATTGTCCACAAGGAATTGTCCTTCGAAGCTCGCGAATTGGCTATCAGCCGAAATCGCGGTCAAGCAATCAGCACAACCACTTTGGAAATGGCTTCCGAGCGAGTTGCGGAAACCATCGAAAAAATGGCTTTGGGAACTTGGGGCACATACGCATACGGCGGCGGAACTCTCTACGGTTTGACGAACTTCCCAGGTCGTCAAACAGGAGCGTTCTTGAACCCAACAGTTGGCGGATGGACACCTCAGATGTTGTACAACAGCGTCATTGAGATGGTCAAGAAGCAACAGGATCAAAACCAGTTCGGTACATACGATTTGTACTTCAGCACTGGCTTGATGCAGTATATGCTTCGCGATTACTCCGCGAACTACGCAGGAAGCAACTTGCAGAACAAGATTGCCGAACTTTCGGTTATCAACAGCGTTCAACAAATTGACTACCTCACTGGCAATCAGTTGGTTTTGGTTCGAAGAAGTGCTCAAACTGCTTCTATCCTTGTCGGAATGGACATGCGATTGGTTCAGTGGAACACAGACGGTGGCGAGACACTCAACATGCGATTGATGGCTTTGATGGTGCCTTTGATCCGTCAGGATCAATCGGGGCAGTCAGGTATCGTCCATTATACCGGCAACGCAACTACTGTCTAAGCAGTAGTTGAAAGTTGACCAGTTTTCAATCGAACCACTCGGTATGAGTTATAATTGTACCGAGTGGTTTTTTCTTACGTCTACGGGTAATTTCTAATGGCCGATACAATTCAAATTAGACGGGGCACTACAAGTGCCTGGAATGCTGCTAATCCAGTGCTCGCCTTGGGCGAGCAGGGGTACGATACGACCACCCGGCAGCTTAAAGTCGGAGACGGGACGACGGCTTGGACTTCATTGACTGCGTTCGGAGGGACTTACGTATCTACCGCATCTGGTGTTGTCGGGTCTTATGCGTTCGGGGCAGGTTTACGAAGTTTGTCATTTGTCAGCGGTGAAGACGGATGGGACAATATCGCTATTGGTGAAAACGCAGGGCTAACTCTTACAACTGGCAGAGCGAATACGCTGATTGGAAGAGACTGCGGTCGATATATGACGAGCAGTAGCCTCGGAAACAGCTACGATGGTGGTGGATTAGGCAATACAGGAAACACATTTGTAGGACGGAGCGCGGGAGGTGCTGCTGGAGGTACGGTCGATGGTGGAGCATTAGATAACACTTGCATCGGTATAAATTGCGGTCAGAACCTTACGTCAGCTATGGACAACGCGGCAATTGGAGCTAACGCACTTCGATCTATTGCGGGAGGTTCTGAAAACGTGTCCATAGGGCATGGTACTTTGCAACACGTCGTCGGAAGTGGAAATTTCGCTACAGGTACAGGCCATCGCATTACCGCAGTGGGCGACATAGCAGCTCGATTGCTCAACGATTCCAACGAAAAAACCGGAGGCAAGTCTAGTGTTTACGTAGGTGCTAGGACTAAAAGTGCATCAAATACCGCTGTAAATGAAAATGTTTTCGGCTACGAAGCGGAGGGTGCAGGAAGCAACACGGTATCAATTGGGAACTCGTCGATCGAACGAACAATTCTAAGAGGAACGGTAGAGATCGGAGGCAATGCGACGACGCGACTATTGAGCGCTAGCGGTAATCTTTTCATCGAGTCTGATTCGCAAATACAAATGCGAGACACATCGTCAGCGGCTACTCTGTGGCTACTTACAAACGATGGGAGGACATTTCTGCAAAACGGCGTCAATCATGCGGATCTAGAGGGCACTGCAAGAGTGCTTTATCCAGCAAGTGCCGGGCCGACAACATTGTACGGCAGAGTAAATACTACGGGTCCACTTCATCAAGTTGTTAGCGGTTCATCTGTTTCATTAACAACCAATCGCGAGTTGGCTATTGAGATGACGAGCGACACTGCCGGAAACATCGTGTACCGTGGAGCAGACGGAACAACAAGACGATTCTCATTCACTGTTTCTTAGTAGAGGGTTTATGTTAAACGAAGAAGAAAAAAAGATTTTGGTACGGGCTTTTAACTTAGCAATTAAGGCTTCGGACGATGCATTAGCAGCGGCTAGTGTGTTGCTTCCTTTGCTGCAAAAGATCACAACAGAAAAACCAGCAGAATAACGGTTACACCCAAGGCGTAGCTATAATAGCATACGTTTCCAATTCCACCCTCTAGCCTTCTCAAAAGTATTATGGCAAAAGAAGTAGAAAAAGCCCCGAAGCGAAAGTTTGAACTCCTCGGTGGTTTACACCACGTCGGAGATAAAACTTTCAAAGCTCCGGCAGTCGTCGAAAGTGACGACGACCTCGTCAAGATTTTTGGCCCTGAAAAGTTCCGCGAAGCCTTCGCACCTGTAGTGTCGGAGCCAGTAAAGGAACCCAGCTAATGTTTTTCGGTCGTAGAGCCAACAGGCTATCCAATTCCGAGCGCCTCCTAGCAGTTCGCGTAGCACGCGAAAAGCTAGCCGCTGCCGGCGGAAATAGCGTCGAATTCGAGAGGCTAGTGAAGTCAGATGCTCGGACACAAGCAATTGATCCGGCATTAGTCGCACTGTTCATTCAGATAGCGATAGCTGTGTTTAAGTATTACATGAGTCGTAACGCCTCGGCATCGGCTATTGCCGATGAGACAGATGCTCAACTTTTGAAAAAGGTAGCCTAAACTATGGATTATCAACAAATTATTACGTGGGCAGGAGGCTTGCTAATTGGTTCCGGTGTTCTTTGGAGTGGGTGGAAGTTTCTTAAACCGTTTCTTCCAGCCAACAAGGACCGCGACGCGGTCATCGAAAGACTGATCCAAGGTCTAAACGACCGAATCGTCGGTCCCGAAACCAAAGATGCCGTCTCGGTCCCTGACCGAGCTACAGCCTTGGCTTACTGCGAAGCAATTCTCCGTCACCTAGAAAAGAAACCGGACCCCAAGAAAGGCGTAGACGCCTTGATTGTTGTCATGTCCCAAATAGCGGCTCCCGCTCCGAAGGAGTAATTGCCGTGAAAGAGTTATTCTCGAAAGGGGCTATGATACTAGGTGGTCTGTTGTTGATAGCGGCAGGCCGCTTTCCTGCGACTGGGCCTAGTGGTCCCGTAGCTGCATTCAAAGATCAGACGTTGTTTGTGCTCTACGAGAAACAAACACCAACGGTCGATCAAGTGATTGCTATCCGAGGAGCAAAGGATTTCGTTTCCTCTGCCGGATTTGCTGGTTATTTATTGATCGACGACGATAACACCGCTTTCAGCGGTCTAATTAACAAAGCCAAGGAAAGGGGCGTAGAGCCTCCATTTTTGGCTGCCGGAAAGCCGGAAGCCGGGAAGATCAAAGAGTTTAAGAAAGTAGTGCCGTGGAAAACTGGATTCGAGGATATCCTGAAATGAACGACGAACAAGAACCATTGCAATTGTTCGACGGTGCTGCTGTCGGCACCGGGCTTCTTATGCCCACTGCCGAGGCTATCAAGGAATCCCTCAAAGCAGAGGAATACCCAGAAGACTGGTTCCTCGAAGACAAGGATATCGAAAAGTCGCTCAAAGGCGACACATACAAGACTTTTCGCAGGATGCGAAGTGGTTTAATTATTAACCAAGGGTCAATCGGTAAATGCAATGCAAGTGCAGTTGTGGCTGCTATGCATAACACCCGTATGCGAGACGGCATGACCGGCACCTTGTTTGCTGATAGCCATCTTTACATGAATATTAATCGAGGCGTAGACGGAGGCTCTCAGTTAGTAGACGCATTGCATTGGTTGACATCCAAGGGCGTATCTCCCGTCAATCTGCAAGTCAACGGTCGTGTGGTCAAGTTCCCTCTGACGGCTTTTAGCCGTCGCCAAGTCGCTCCAGCGGTCCTACAAGCAGCGGACGCCGCTGCTCCGACCTTTCAGACCTGGGAGCCGTATCGCGTGCCTGTAAGCTCTTACGAGCGGTTTAACAGGGCCGTAGCATCGGCCTTAGCCAGAGATCACCAAATTATCATCGCGTTACACGCGAGCAATGCCTTTATGTCGTTAGATAGCAAAGGTTACATCCGTCAAGGCCAAGGATACGGGAACCATGCCCTAGTCGCACATAGTGCGAAGTGGGTAGGTTCCAAGGACGATCTAGTCCATCCCGACATCCAGAACTCTTGGGGTCCGGCAAAGCATCCTGATCTAGGCCGCGTCGGCGGCCAAGGGTGGGGTGAAGACGGATTCGGACTAATCACGATGCGCAGCTTGTGGCAATGTGCCAAAACCCACGTATTTTGGGTCTACACTGGCTCCAAATTCAATCCAGGTGCCGCATGAAATATTTGCTACTTTTCCTTTGTCTGCTGTCAGTAGGATGCATTCCTGTTGTTGCCGACAACCCGCTCGTCCTAGACGAGCCTATTGTTCTGACTTCCGATACGCCGGTTGCTCCTGAAGTTACCCCGCAAGTTACCCCGCAAGTTACCCCGCAAGTGGAGCCGCCTAAATCCAAAGTAGAGCCGGTAGTCGTTAAGCCTACTTATCGTTGGACGTATCCTGGCGACCTGGGTACACATCTACGAAGTGTACACGGAGTAGATGTAATCGGTATGTCGAAGTCTAAGATGCTGCAAATTCACGACGATCTCCACAATTCGCAGCTAGCAGTAAAAGCTCCGGTAGCTAAGGCAAATGTCGTAATTCAGTATACAATAGACTCTTGTAGTTGGTGCAAGTACGACGAGAAGAATATCTTCCCTAAATGGGCAGCCCAGGGATGGAATTTCCAAAAAGTTGATGAAACGGCTAACCCGCGAGGCGTTTACCCTCGCTATGAGATCCGGTGGGCAGGCGGTAAGACGGCGACACACTCAGGCTCTTTGAGCACCTGGAAGAACTAATGCCAGCAACGACAACCGAAGAAGCAGTACAAAGAATCATCCAATACGATGCGTCCGTCATCCCTGACGTACAGCCGTTTATTGATGATGCTATTTTGATTGTGAATGCGGTTATCGGCACAAGTTCATCGCTGTCGGATGCCCAGTTGGAATTGGTAGTTCGCTACATTGCGGCCCACCTTATGGCGGTTACCGACGTTCGGGTATCGATGGAACAGGTCAAGAGTCTGATGGTGCGGTACAACCAGCACCTAGACAAAGGCTTAGGGATCACGACTTACGGCACCACGGCTATGTTGCTGGATACCACCGGCAAGCTAGCAGCTTGGAATAACCGAGTTATTACAGGCGGGGGCATGAAGCAATTCTTCTGGGCAGGAGAAGCATCGTAAATGCAAATTATCAAAACCGTTCAAAAGGATAGTCTTGTCTACTGGCCGTATGCCGGTGCTGATATGTACGGGCAACCGATCTACGGCGCTCCGGTCGTCATCAAATGCCGATGGGACGAATGCTTGAAACAAGTATTCGACGCTGACGGTTCCCCGGTATTCTCTAAGATCGAACTTATAACCCAGATTCGGTTAGCACCGAAAGGGTTAATCAAGAAGGGCAAAACGATTCCGGTAGACGATTCCGGGTACAACGGTGAAACCCCCAGCTCCGTCATGGACGGAGACGTGTTAGACGGAGGCGGCCCTGGCGACCCGTCTACTGCTACTTATGACGGCGGGGAGCCAGACACGATAGTCTACGCATACAACCCGAGAAACCATCCCGATGTTTTTGAGATCATAGCAGTGGAGGTTACGCCGATGCTACGACGACGAAACGTAACATTATTTGAGGCATACGCATGACATGGCTAAATCAACTAAAAGGATGCGACGATCTCAAAGCGTTTCTTCATCATATGTCCGTCTGCGTCATTGTGTCAAAACCAGGCGGAGCCATTTTGTGGACAAACAAGGCATTTGAAGAATGGAGTGGTTATTCCTCCGAGGAGTTACAAAGAGCAGGCTGGAAACAAATAGTCGTATCCGGCGCTGATTTTGACCGTGATCCGGATGCCTCGGAACAATGGGAAGCATATTCCCCAATATACAGTATACGGACACGATACAACAGAAAAGATGCATCGCCTTGTTGGGGAACCTTAACCGCTATGCGGTTCCCTCCGATAGGTGACATTGAGTTTTGTGTGTGTACGTGGATTCCTCATCAAGAAACAACCAATGCGGCGTTAGACACCGCTTTGGCCGCCATCCAGAAATCAGAGAAAGCCACCAAAGAACTAAGTGACTCATTCGCCGCCTACTCACAAATAAGCACGGAGCAACGATTTATCGTGACCGCTACAGAACTAGCTAAGAAGTACCCGAAAGTTACGTGGGCTATCATAGCTTTCGGTTTTGGATTGTTCGGTTTGAATAATGCCCTAGAGATCCTCAAGACAATCCACGTAATGCCGCCTGTCGTCACTTTGACGGCACCGACTATCCCCCAATCACCATGAAAATAAAAGCCAAGGTCGAGGGAATTAAGGAGCTGCGAGCAGCTCTGGCAAAATACAACAAAGACTCGGCTAAGGCATACCGGGAAGGGCTAGCTATCGTAGCTAGGGAATTGCTCCGCAATGCCCAGTTCAATACTCCAGTAGATACCGGAGCCCTCAAGGCGTCCGGGCAGTGGTGGATTATGGGTTCTGGGTGGAATTCAGTAGCCGTAGTCGGCTTTGGTAACCCGGTGACCGGCTTTGTGAAGAATGGACGCCCCCGCGTCCCTGCGGACTATGCGGTTTTCCAGCACGATCTCCCGTATGAGCGAAAATATCTAGAAGAGGCCGTAAACGACATCGAAGACAGAGCAACCACCCTTTTCTGGCAAATTCTAGCAGTATGACAATTCGCACCCCAGCGGAAGTATTCCGCTCCGTAATTCTGACTAGAGCCACCCAATTGGGATATACGGTTTACGTCAACCACATGCAGGATACCCCCGACAAAGCCATTGTCGTCGTAGACGAAAGAGGGCTCCTCGACCAACGCACTCTCAGAGACACACAAACGGCCCAGGATCGCGTCGAAGTCCAGGTACGTGCCCAGAGCCACGTTGACGCCGGGAACGTGTTACCGACGCTCTGGGAAGACGTATTGAGGCATGTTTCCGCCACGTCCACTTATGGCGGAATCGTGCAATGTATCACGAAAGCTAATACAATGGGATGCATGGGGCAAGAGCCGCAAACTCGCCGATGGCGATTCAATCAAGCGTTTTTCATGGTGATATCTTAGTATGTCGAACACAATCCTTCGTAACGGCCATCGTACCTTAATCGAAATCGTCGGTTTGACTGCCCGATTCGAAGAAGTTTCGCTCAACCCATTCGGGATTGAAGCGGACGATTCGGTCGAACAGACCAACATGCGAACGAACAACTGGCGAGGATTCCTCGGCGGTGCTCTTTTGACTGCGACCGAAATGTCGGTCAAGGTGCATTATGCACCCGGTGCTATCGAGCAAATAGTTCCAATTCTACGAACTAATCGCGCCGTCCGAGTGATTTTCCCAGACGGTGCTAACGTACTTGTTTATGCCATCGTCCAGTCGTTCGTCCCAGACGAACACACAACCAACGAAAAGCCAACGGCTACGTTGACCTTACGTCCGTCCAACCTCACAACCAGCAACCCACCTGCCGAAATTGGACCTGTTTACGCTACCGGAACTACAACTACTGTAGCTCCGTAATCTTTTCTCTTTACGGACAGTGTGATGTTAAAGTTTAGTGCTAAGACCAAGTTTGAGGAAGTAACTTTGGAGAGTGACGCTGGCGAAGTGGTTTACACCATTCACCAGCTTACCGGAGCCCAAGCTGACGACTACAGAGCCGCCCAGGCGGCTAAGTTGAAGTTAGACGGTGCCGGTAACGTGATTGAAATCACCGATTTCAAGGGTCAGTTCACGGAGCTTCTCAAGCGATGCGTCAAGGGGCCAGATGGCAAGTTAGTCGAGTTCTCGACTCTCGGCGGATGGCCTGATGAGACGCTTCAAGGGCTACACGCAATAGCCATGACGATCAACAAGATGAATCAGGACAAAGACGAGGAAGTTGACCCAAAAAAGTCCTAAGTGACTCAGAGTACCTTTGGTACTACGTGGCACACGAAACAGGCTGTCCAAGTGTCCAAATCCTCAAAGAGTATCTTACTTACGAGGATCTGGAAAAATGGATGGCCTATTTTTATAGACGGAAGCAGGAACGCGAAAAGCAGGACTGGTACCTGGCGTCTATTGCTCACATAGTGGCATGTACGATGGGTCAGAGTAAAACGAAGATCGAAGACCACTTACTGAAATTCAGCAATGAAACTCCAGCCCCTAACCCTGACGCCTCTAAGGCGATGTGGTTGAAGGCTCTAGGGATTAAAGAAATATGAGCGGCCCATCTCGCGAACTACCTCCAATACGTGTCCGCATCACTGCGGACCCGTCCGCGTATTTGAAGGCATTGGATAAAGTCGTAGAGGCAGCTAAGAAAGCTGGGCAGCAAATAGAAAAAAGCCTGAATAAGGCAATGAAGGGACCGAGCGGACCCCGAGGCCCAGGAGGCGGAGGTAAGTTAGGTTGGCGAACTGAGGTCAAGTGGCTGTCTAAGCACTTGGACGGCAAACGTAAGTTCGGTCAGGATTTGTCTAAGCTGATAGATAAACAGACTAGAGAGCAAGCCCGACAGCACTCCAAGAACCTCGGAGACGAGATATCTCGCGAACTCAAAGCGCAGCGAGCCCGAAAGCAATTAGCCGATCAGCGTGCCGCTGAAGAACACCGGCAGCTCCGTCGCCAAAGGATGCGACAAGTAAGCCGTCTGAAGGCAAGCGGAGTTACCGGACGCAAGGCCCGCATGGCGGGCGGTGGGCGTATGGGCCGGATGATGGAAGGCATGGATGGCGGAGCCATGATGGGTGCCCGTGCTGATATGTATATGCACCGGCAGGCTTTAGGCGGTGTGTTAGGCGGTATAGTAAATTTTCTAAAACCCGCAGCAGCGATGGAAACTTATGCTATATCCATCGAGCAATTCTCTCGTAGTGCAGAGGAAGCTAGAGCTACCTTAGCGGAGATGCAGGAGTTTGCATTGATATCTCCGTATTCGATGGACTCAGTCGTGCAAGGCACGTCCTTGATGATGCGTTACGGTATGGCCGCCGAGGATGCCGTCAAGATGACCAAGATGCTGGGTGAAGTGGCAGGCGGCAATAGTGCTAAGATGGAGCTATTGGCCCTTGCAGTCGGCCAGACGACTTCTATGGGTAAGTTGATGGGTCAAGAACTCCGTCAGATGACGGAGCACGGCTTTAACCCTCTGCAAATCGCAGCCGAAGCTATGTTAGGACCGAACGCAGATCCTAAAGAAGTCAAGAAAAAAGTTAGGGAACTCAGCAAGCTAATGCGAGCGGGGGCCATCGACGCCGGTTTGGTCACAGCCGCGTTGGAGTTATCTACATCCAAAGGAGGTAAGTATGCAGGTAAGATGGAAAAGGATGCGAATAGCATCTCTGGATTAACTTCCCAAATAGTGGAATCTCTAAAAATAGCGGCAGGTATTATAGGTAAGATCTTCGAAGAGGATACTAGGAAGGTATTGAAGACTGTTTTGATGTATGTGTCTGCGCTTATTAAGTATCTGAAAGACCCTAAAAACTTAGAGTTTATCAAATCGTGGGGTTATTTCGTACTGAAAATAATAATGGCCGTCGCTGCATTTCATGCTTTAGGTTTTGCATTAGCCTATCTCAAATGGATGTTCGGTTCGCTTATTACAGTATTGAACCTAGTAATCAAACCTGTAATGGGAATGATTTGGTTGTTCAAGATGTTGCGAAGTGCTGCCGTTGTCGCTGCGGTTAGTTCCAGTGTTGCTTGGATAGCTGCCGGAGGATGGATCGTATTGGCCATAGGCGGTGTAATCGCCGCTTGGCTAGCATTGCAAACGTATTTCCATAAAGACGGCTTCTCTGGGGTCGTGTCCGACTGGATGAAAGCTCTTAATAGTTTCATAGGGTTCTTCCAAAACTTCGGGGAAAATATAGTAGGGGTGTTTGCGTTTATCAGCGAAAATTGGTTCGCACTTATTAGGGACATGACTTCTCCGATCACTGCGTTAGCAAACCAAGCGACAGGGTCGCTAATGGGTGCCGAAAAGCAGTACGATACCAGTATGTTCAATTTCGGCGACGGCGGCACACTGGCCAAAAGCGCCTTAAGTACAGCAGGGCTAGCCCCCGCAGACGAAGTATCTGCCGTGGAAGCTCGCCTAAAAGCAGCGTCGGAGCCTACGGTAACGGCAGCTAAAGCGAAATCCAGCGGATTTCTAAGTTTCCTAGACCCATACCTAGAGGAGATAAAGAAATACGAGTCGCCAGATGCTCCGGAATGGGCTAAGAATGCTTCAGAGCACTTTAAGTCTTTTATCGGCGACGGTAGTGGTGGCGAGGGAGGCGATGATGGAGGACCGTATACGAACTTGACGGCAGCAACTTATAAAGGTTCGAGTGCTCACGCCGAAAATATGTACAACTACGACCAGATGCTCCGAGGCGAATCGGCTGCCGCTCGCGAAGAAGCCGAGAAGAAACAACGAGAGAAAGAAAAGGTCGATTTACTACAGCAAATCGCCACAAACACTAAAATACAGGCTGGCTTACACACAGTCGGTACGGCAGCCGGAGATATGATTGCCGGATTCCTTACCGGAGGCAAGAAACGATGACAACTACCCCAAGTCCAACTACCACACCGTCACCGGTAGTAACCACGTTCCCTCCGGTGCCATTTAACCCGTTGATTACTCCTAGTGTCGTCGGCCCCTTAGCTACTCGCTTCCAGCGAGATGAAGACGGGCACCGCACATACGAAATCGACTGGCACGTTCGCACAGTAGAGTATGAGCACAACATCGCTCATATTCTAGCTAACTGGCCGTTGTTTGGGGTCGGGCACCCTTACCAACTATCTCCCCTGTGGCCGGAAAGCATTGGCGTAGATACCTGGGCGTTCCTGACGCCTACTCTCAACATCGCCCCGCATCCCGACGTAGCTGAGTATTCGAAATGTCGTGACTGGGTAGTCACCCAAGTATGGACGACTAAGCATTCGTGGAGATGCAACATCTTCCCAGTGGAGAATCCGCTACTAGAACCGGTTCACTTGACCGGCGATTTCGTCCACGAAAATCGCGAAGTCTCTGTGGATAAGGACGGGAAGCCGTTACGCTACCCGAATTTTGAACCAATTACTGGGCCTCTCACAGAGACTCGCATATCGCATCCGACACTAAGCATTACATTCAATTCAGCAGGATTACCGATAACGACCTACACTTTGCTCATCAACAAGGTCAACGATGCCCCCCTTTGGGGACTGCCTGCTAGATGCGTCCGGTTCATGGACGCCAAATGGGAACGAAAAGTATACGGTCGCTGCGGTTATTACTTTACAATTACCTACACATTCGAAGTAAACCAAAATACATTTGATAATGATATTCCGGCTATGGGTACTATGGAGCTAAAGAGTTTCTATGCAGATAGCACCAATCCCGATAACTTCATCCGAGCAAAGAGCGCTAACGAGGAGAATGTTACAATTCCCCTAGACGCGAATGGTCGTCGGCTATTGAAAGTAGGGCAAGATCCAGACGGAACTCCTCGATGGCAGTATCCTCAGCACATTCTTAAACCCAAAATCTACAAGGAAGGTAACCTACTCCTCCTTGGCATTCCATCGGATATTTCGAGTCTATAATGTCGCATCACGAATCCGTCAATCCGTCTCAGATAGGCATAGGTGCTTCCGGTGACCGGGCTACTTTCATCCTGAAAGCCGTCTACCAAGAATACGCCACCTCACGGGCGGTATCCGTCACGCATGCATACGACTTCGTAAACGAGGATGAGGAGTCTGCTTGGCAGACTATTCAGCGGATCAGCCCGTCGAAAGAACAACCGATCAATTTAGGGCATTTAGAAGGGACTTATCCTATACTGGTACTCTCCCATGATCTACCGAAGCTCGCTCCAAACTCTCCTGACGTACTCAAAAACGCACAGGAAGCTAACGCTATTATCCTCACCAACTCCGATGGCGTTGTTGTAGGACTGCTACGGGCGAAGCGGTCCACGGTAGTCGAATATCCATTTCCAGTATTCGCCAAGGCGACAACGGCGACTACCCTTTTAAGCATTACTGCGATCCCGGTGAAGCCGTATGAAAACATACCGACTAAGTGAAGCGGATCGCCAGCTATTAGAAAATCTACTTAGGCAGGACGGGGCTGCTCCGCCTACGCGTCCGCGTAGTGAAAGTGCTATGGATATAGCACCAGACGAGAACGAATACTGGGCTAAACCTCCTGCCGGTTCTGGAATACCGGGGGCTGTGTCTGTTGGCGGTTTAGTGACGCCCTCAGGCGTCTATTGTGCGGTATACCGCCGAAGACTAGGCAGTGCGTCCTTGACTCAGATGAAATATCCTGACGACACGCCGGTACTCTACCCCGTCTATAATTACTCTCCGGTCGGCGTTATGGATATGTCACCCATATCCCAACACAATGATGGGACTTGGGTTGTAGGGGCTACTCCGGTACGTCCATCACGCAACTGCGGGTGTTCGGGCTACGGAGTCTGGGTCGCTAACTCTAATCTAATTTGGGAATGGCCTACCGGTCAATGTGGCGAAGCCACAACTACCGCCGCACCCGGAACTACGGCAGCACCGTCTTCAACAACAACCACGACCGGCTTGCCAGTTCCTACTACACCTAGTTCTTACTGCCAAGACTATCGGTGCATGCTAGTCTGCGGAACACCGTCGCCACCTACGGCGGCCCCTACGACCACAGGAAGCGGAACAACCAGCGAAGCCCCTCCGACCACTACATTTGCCCCAGGATACATTTACCGTTTAGCTCCAGGTTCGTCCTGCCCAGACGGGTGTACTTGTTACGGCATTGGAGATCCTTGCTGGGAATTAGGCGCGGAAGTAGTCTCCGTCTGCAAAGGAATAATCACCACACTTCCGCCGACCACTTGGAATCCGTCTGATACGGCTTGTCAGTGGGCGGTAACGGCTATCGGAACTATTCCGCCGCTTACGCGGCGATACGCCCGTAAGATGCCAGAGAACGGTAACTGGGAACTTTGCGGCCCTACCTTAACTTCTTACGGAGAAATTTATCCGCTCGGTTTCGATGACTCGGGGTACAAGAAACACAACGACGCGGATAAGGTAGGCATCTACCAAACCGGCTACGTCTTGATGGCAGCGAAACATAGTGCCGTCACCGACAAGAAGCTAATCTACGCCATGTCCTATTCAGGACAAACTGCTAGTTGGTCCGGCAGTCCGTACATCATCACCGATGCAGCTACCGGCACTTATCGAGTCTACTGGGAATCCACAGGCGAATCCCTACGGCCCATCGGGCACCATGTGCCCCCGGTATGGCTACCGCAAAGCCCGTCTGCCGATTACCTCAAGAGTGTCGGCATTACCCAGATCAATTCATCCGTCTACGCCTTTGACGCCAGCTTCGCAGGCGAGGGGCGATACGGCGATGAGGTATTGGCGGAAGGGTTCCTACAGACGCCGGTGCTGACTCAGCCTCAGCTAGCGAGACACGCTACCGTGTCGAGCCCTGGTAATTGCGGCTTCGTGCGGCCTGATTTCTGTCCTACTGCCGCCGGTGAATGCTGGGTAGGTCCGTGTGCTCCCGGCGCTAACCACCTGACTCCTACCGATCAGATTTGTTTCCTAGATAAGTGGCCTAGAGGTACGACTACTGGCGGTCCCTACTTAAATCCATGCGTAGACGTAGACGGTAATATTTGCAACTGCCCTACGACCTTCCCGCCCGCTGCTACTTCGGCGTGTCCGCCGACTACTTCCCTCGGGCCGGTGCCGTGTGCCGGTTACTGTGAGTACCTAAGTGACGGTATCCGATGGAACTTGACGAAGCCGGGATGCTCTAGTGAGCTTTCGTGGTGTGGGTGCGCTCAGCCTAGTTGTGAAGTAGCTGCTCCTAATTCCAAGACTTACACACTGTGTTACGATACCCGGACACCGACTACCTCTGCCCCGACGTGCAAATGTTGCACGCCGACAACCACTATCGGTCCTACCTGCTCCCATTCGCTATGCCACTACAAAGCAGTCGGAGCCCCAGGAACGACTACGTCGCCTAGTTATGTGTGGGAATTAGTAACAGCTAAAGGCACCTGTCCGCCTGAATGCCCTTGCCCTGAACCGGAAACCCTGTTACCGCCGATCCACTCCTGTAGCAAACTGAAGCTACGGTGCGGAGCCGCACCTGACTACCGAGAAATCAAAGTCGATTTCATCGACTGGATAGAGGAAACTGATGCTAAGTCGCCTTTCTTCGGTAAGAAGAAAGCACGCGGGACCGTATTCTGGGCAACCAATGTCAAGTTGCTAGGCAAGACAGTAACCATGTACGACCATTGGTGTATCCTAGATTTACCTAGTGACGATTTAACTAATTTCAGAATGATTGCATCGTGGGGAGTCACCGAATCTACAGCGTGTAACGCTGCCCCTGGCGATCCGACTCCGTTTCACTGGTCGCTAACTGACCGATGCTGTGACGCATCGCCGGAAGCAGCGGCGACATATGATGGAGGAAGTCCTGGTGACTCTATGATCGCCGGCCCAGACGGCGGTGCTCCTGATTCCGCTATGGACGGAGATAATATCGACGGGGGAAGCCCATGAGCACGAAGCGATGTTGCTGTGAATGCCCTCTAATAGCTAAACCGTGGAGACGGGCCAGCCTCAACTTTTTAGGGATGGATTTCGAAGTTGAATTCCCTGAAGAACCGAACGAGGCTTGCTGCCAGCAAGAGATTAGCGTTTGTAAAGATATCGGGCCGATGTTCATCGGCGATTGTTATTCGGGGCTAGATAGCGTACACGGCTATTGGTATGAAAATCTAGACGGTCTTCTCTACCCCGGTACTGATCCTTTCGATAGAGCATTTTGTGACTGGAGATTGATTACGGTTCCGGCTACGGCAGTCGATTCCTGCTGCGGGTCTTGGAGTTGGAGAGCCCAGGAGTATTGGCGATGGCGGATTCGGTTTTGGGTATGGATTCAGGCTAGAGTTAAGTTCATTATTTGCTACTGCCGCACAGAAGACGGGAAACCAGGCTATCGAATGCGCATTGAGATCGATTGGAAAATGATACGGATAACCAACCGTTCTGAGCTACAGAAGTTAAGATGGCGTAAGTATACTCGCGTTTGTTGCGAAGAATCCGGTGGCGGTGGCGGCACCACTACCGAAGCTCCTCCCCCTCCATAAAGCATAGCAGAGTATTTATGAGCTGTAGTGGTAATTGCCTTGCATATTGGGACGGTGTCGGGTGGTCGATAGAGCTAGGCACTGAATGCGATAGTCTCTGCCAGTGTTTTCCCTCCGGCACGCCGGAGATCGGCACCTATAGTTTTCCTTGTCTGAGCACAGAGACGACTACACCGGCTCCTACGACGACGCCGGAGGCGACGACTACACCGGCTCCTACTACGACGCCGGAGGCGACGACTACACCGGCTCCCACTACGACGCCGGAGGCGACGACTACTGAGACTC